TGCTGTCGAGATCGTAGGTTGAGACTGTTTCCTGCGTGATTCTAGGTTCGATAAGTGCTGGTCAGAGACATATTTTGAGAAATGTCGTGCATATGTCGCATCTTGTACAAGTACGTGTATATGATCTCTTCTATGAACAACACCACGAACACCATCAACGCAAGCGACATCATTGAGGGCGGGACGTACATCGTCACGAATTACGTGATCGACGAACCCCGCAAGAAGATGCAAGTCACGATTCGCAAAAGCACAGCCGAGTACGTCACTGCTGAGACAAAAGTTGTCTTCAACAAGATTGCTCATATCAGTCTTGCAACGTGGCCCGCATCGCTCGTCGCTCAGTGGACTTTTGCAGAAGTGAGCAACTGATCATGAACACTTCAGATCAAGTTCAATATCAGCACGCTCGTGCTCGACTTCTTGAAAGCGTAAGACTTGAACGAGAAGAAGAGCATCGCAAGACGATCAAGTACAAGTTCGTCTCAACGATCGTCGAAAGCGGTTTCGATGTCACGTTCGTCAAAGAACAACAGATTCGATGCGCTCGACATCAGCAAAGCATTGCTCAGAATCTTGAGCAAGTTCTTCAAGCACAGTCTGATCTCGACGACGCTCAAGAAGGCAAGACTGTCTTCACGATCTTTGTCGATGAGAGCAAGAAGATTCACAAGATCAACTACCAGCGCATCAACTAACAACAGGAGAAACCATCATGAAGACGAACGCACACTTGATCACCTGCAACGGCGAGAGTCGAGGCAAGTTGTACTACACAACTCTCAACACTTACGAGATGAAGTTTGTGCTAGGCAACTTTCAACTCGACGCAGACGGTGTGACGATCATTGCTCGCAACATCGGCGGTCATAATCGATTCAAGTTCATCACAGTCGATCAGATCATCGACTTCGAGCCTGATCAAGCGAAGTGACTATCGCTCTCACAGATTGACAACAACTGCACTACACCGATCTAGTACACTCAAGACAACAAGAACAGGAGAACAGCAATGCAACAGTCACCCCATATTCATCACTTCGTCATCTCGTTCGACGCTCGCTCTTTCGAGTGGGAATGGAACACAGACGCAGAAGAACAGTTCTTCACAGAAGGCACAGTCGCCAACGTGAAGTACGAAGACGACATCATGTGGACTTCAGCGTATCTCGGTGCGTCGTACGTCGAGAACGAGACAGCGTTATCGGATTCAGTAACGCACGCAGTCAAAGTCTTGAACGATCTCATCACGAAGAAAGCAAGCACACGAGACTCGATCATTCTGAACTCGATCGAAGAGAACACTGACGCTCTTGCTGACGCTCTTGTCTCTCACAGAGATTGGTTCCACGAAGACGAAGACTCAGACATCGAGTCAATCAAAGTCATCGACGAGGCTCTTCAAGCACTTCAGCACGTATACAACCGATTCTTACCTGAAAGCAAACCACTCATGAAAGAGATTCAACCTGATCGCACCCTGCAAGCAGGCTCAGTGCTCACGAACGGTGCGACAGTCGTTGTATGCACGAAGACTCGTGACGCAGTTCCTAGCGACTCGTACGCAACATATATCGCAGTCTGCGTTCGAGACGGTGAGAACTTCCACGACTACGCCGTGTGGACTGTCATTGATCGACCCGAAGGCTTCGTCGCTGAACACGGCGACTATCGACACACCCTCACAGAGGCGATCGGTTGCTACGAGAATCGACGAGGTGTGCTGTGACTCACAAGCAGACGATCGTCAAGAGACAGACGCTTAGGCGTGAACCTCGCATCGGTAGGTGGCTTGACTACATATGGTGGCTCAACTTCTTCTCGTTCGGTGTCAGCATCGCTATATGCGAAGTCACTCGAATCACTCTGATACCTGCGTTCATCGCACTCACAACAGTCGGCGCACTGCAACTGTTCTCAATGAAATACGACGGGGCAGACTCATGATCAGATACAACGTGATCACTCGAACGCTTGACAACGTTGATCGACAGTTCGTCGGTGTTGATTACTTCAACCCTGACAACTCTGCTGAAGTCTTCACTGCTCTCGTCTCATTGAACGCTGACGATTGGCAACTTGAAACAGAAGACATCTATCCTGAATGGTTTGCGTTCGATCAAGAGTATGTCGTGTTCTCTTGTAAGTCTCTCGACGAGTTAGTGAACATGATCTTGAAAGAAGGTGAGTTCGGCGATATGACTTTGCTTGCGATTGATCAAGACGATGAAGACGTACTCGTCACTGTTCAAGACTTAGCGTGGTAGTGCGATGACACACGATCGTCACAATCCTGTAAGATGTAATTCATGATTCGACGAACGAGCCTTGCGCTCGCAACGTTGTCGCTGATCGCTTCGTGCGGTGGCGGTGTGAAAGACACAACGTCTTCACCCCCGCAGACGACCCCCATTGTGTTATCACCCGTCACTGCACAAGCACCAGCAACAACTACAACAACGACAACGACAAGCACAACAACGACTGAAGTGCCTTTGCAGTCAGACCCGCTTGACTACATCGACGAGCAACGACAACTACACGGTCAATGCGGTGAATGGCACGATCTTGCACTCGAAGTCGGCTGGCAAGAAGAACAGTGGTCAACACTGAGCACAGTTCTGTACACAGAGAGCCGTTGCACGTTCGATGCGTGGAACGGTCACGACGCAGGCTTGAGCCAGATCAATCAGATTCACACCTCGTGGTTGAACGAGATGGGTCTTTCGCACCCTGACGATATGTTCGACCCTCGCAACAACTTGTGGTTCGCTTACAAGTTGTACTCTTCACGTGAAGAGAAAGGCTTATGCGGTTGGAAGCCTTGGTCAGAGCCTTGCAACTAACTCGCTGACTCGTTGATCTCTTTGCATCTTGTGCAACGTATGCGCCAAGGTGAAGTGATCATCTCAGCAAGTAACTTCCCGCAGTTGCCACAACGCACGCTCGTTCGAGTTGTGCGTTCATGCTCAGGTACAAGCCTTGTCTCTGCATAAGGGTCAACAGTCATCAGTACGCTCGTGTGACATTGAAGTTCTGTACAAAGATCACTCGATCTTGACTGTCACGTTCAAGAACGAACGGTGATTGAATCGCAGTCACACGGTTGTATCTCGTACCCGATAACGACATATCGATGATGCCTTCAAGAGTTATCCAACAAAGACTGATCAGAGACTCTGCTGACGCATACAACACTTCACGCACAGCGATCTGCACACTTGGATTCTGCAACACAGGCAGACCGCCACCCATCGTGTTGTCAGGTGCTGAACCGCCGTACTCGTACAGCGCAACACAAGCATCAGGTGAGTCAGGCATACGACCGAGAAAGAGATTCGTACCGAGCGTCAACGATGCTTGCTGTGCGTCAAGATAAGTTGCGATATCAAGAAGAGTGCTCATTAGCCACGACCTGTGCCGAGTTGATAATGCTTGCGAACGTACGCTGTCAAAGTCTCAGTGAAGTTCGCTGTGTACTGCTTGAAAGGTCGCTCAAGATACTTCGGTCCTCGACCCGTAGCAGGGTCAATTCCCGGTGCTGTTCCTTGTCGCCCGCCGACTTTGCTTTTGTTCGGTGGTTTCGGTGGGTGATAGAAGTCGAGTCGTTCGTGTTGCACGAGAGCGTACGGTGATGCGCTGTTGCCGTAGCCGACTTCGACTTTGTATGTTGTTCCCGTGTTGCTCTCTTCGACAGTTCGACTCGTGCGAAGTATTCCCTCGTCAACGGGTACGAGTTGCTCGCTTGCGTTGCTGATGTCTTCAGCCATATTCTTCAGACCTGCACGCAAAGCAAGAGACACACCTTCAGCGTCAGCAATCAGAGCACGACGAATCTCGCTCATGCTCTGCGTCTTCACTCTGATCGTGACAGGCTTTGCCATCAGTTTCGTCTCGCTTCACCGAGAGCGAGCACGACGCACTGTTGACCGAACTCGTCTGAACGAATATCAGTCTCGACGATAACTCTTGCAACACCGCTGACAGTGAGAAGATCGTCAGTCGACGGTGTGTAAGTAGTCGACGGAATGTATGCAACGTAATCGATGATTGCTTGATCTGTTGATGCGTTGCGCTTGCTCGCAGATATCTTCTGCACGTAAGCCTTGTATGTTGTGCCACTGCCTGCGTTCAAGACTTCGCCGTATGAGTTGATTGAAGATCGAGGCGTGACTGTCACAGTCTGTGTCGCAAGTTGCAACAGTTCAGTCATGAAGTCATTACTCGCTGTCATTGATCAGCACCGCCACCAAATATCTGCACACCCGTGATCGTGTTATTTGCACCACCATCGTCGACGTTCTGAAACTGACCTGATGCGAACCAACCTCTGAACACGTCGCTGTTATCTTGATCAATCTCTTTGTCGCTGATTGACAAGCCGCCAGCGTACGGAATCGGTACGAAG